GGGCTTTGAATCCAAAATGAAACAGTATATCCTGTTGGATTTACAGGTAATCCATGTGTACCCTGTAAATATTCAGGTGGGGAAGTTGAATCAAGGCGAGCAGCCCCTCCTATTCTTCCGCTAGTAGCGGAAGGGGTATTAAACTGAGTAAAATTCCTGGCATTGGCTGTCGAATCATTGGTATTCAACGTGGTACCATTGCCAAGATGCAAAACCAAATTGTAATCAACATCCCACACTCCAGCCGGCACTTCCTGACTTATTGTAATGTCCGAGTCACCATAAGCGAGCCAAATTACCGTGTCGGTTGTGCCTGTAAGAGTAGGGATACGCACCCAGGCGATATATTCGCCAGTAGTTGCAATCCAACGCTCAACTTCGTGATCCAGCTTTGTTAACAGATTGCTATCCGCAAAAAAAGCAATATCATGGCCATTAGCATTCTGCACCGATCCTCCATTGGCGACCGTTCTCAAATACGTATAAGTCCCGGAAATGAGTACCGGGAAGTTGGTAAGATTTCCATCCGGCCTATTGGCAGACGGAAACGTAATGCTCCTCTTGAATGAGTATGACATGATATTATACCCCGCCCGGCATCATTTGCCAGGCGGGGCTGATTCTATTTTACGTGAGCTGGAGGAGGCCGTTGGTGTTGTCGAAGTCAATGGTGATTGTTTCACCCGCTGCAAGGGTAAGGGATGACCCATAGTCATAATACCCGATGAGGGGATCAGCCGGGCTGGTCGGCGTGTCGTTGTAGATCACGACGTAGCGGAAAGGCCCAACCGAACCGCCCGATGCGGTAAGGGTAATATCGTTCACGGTAAGTTTGTACGTGCCGGATGTTTGCGCGCTGCTCGCCACCGTAAGGTTTCGGCTTGAAAGATTGGTGTAAGCGATTTGCGTCAAGTCAGCCAACACGGAGTTGGTAGCGACCGGTGCAGTGTTCGTCAGCGCAATGACCAACTGATTGGATTGCAGGTTGTGAACTCCTTCGGACAGATGCTCTACGAAGGCGTTGAATTTGTTAAAGGTTGCCATTTTTTATGGTTGTTCAAATGAAAAATTAACGACCAGTCCCAGCACACCGGTTCCGGCCGAGTCAACGTCGAAGTGAATCATGTCGCCTGTCTGCACTGTGGCGTTCAGGGGGTTAATTACAGCCTGTACTGCCGCTGTGCTGCTATCGTACTCGCCCTGGTCAATAGATACAGCCGTTGAAAGCATATCTACTCCGACCCCGGCGCGAACACGGCGAATACTTACAGCCACCTGTCCGGATGACGATGGCGTGGAAACACCAGCGCCCACGGCGTATAAAATCATTCCGTTCATCTCCACAGGTATGCGGGCAATGCCTTTGCTATCGCCCACCGATAGGAATCCGAAGAAAGATTGCGACGGGTGTATCTGTATCGAGCCGGTGCGCTCCGCGTGCGCTCCGCGTGGCCCCGTACTTGTAAGTTGAATATTGATCGGAGCCGGTACTGGCGTAAGCTGGACATTTACATTCATACCGTGATCTGTTTGTAGGCCTTAATCCGACCGGTTACAATGGTCCGCACCAAGCTGCCGGAAATTGTCCATTGAATATCGTAATTGTACGTGTAATCCGGATCAAGCGCGGCTGTATCTGTGCCTGGCATCGAGCCGTATATCGTATTGGAGGAAATAATGGTAATTCCGTTTCCTTTGCTGAGCGTTTTTACCACGCTGTTATCCGCCCGCCGGATTTGCATTTTGAAATCATCAGCAGCAACGTTTACCGGTGCGCCTGCATCATCTGTAAGCGCAACAGTAAAATTTAAGTCATCGCCCTGAACCAAGTCCATGAAATGGACTTCGGCAGGACGAAGGCTTATAGTAGCGGGGTTGTTCATCTTTTTTCTCGTTTCTGTTTTGGAACGGCTGTTTCAGTGTCCTCGATCGGAGTTTTTAGTTCGCTTTCCGCAGGAATAGCATGGCCGCCCCGGATTAGGTCGCGGGCTATTTCTTCCGGGGCATCTACCACGGAATCACTTGCGTAGGCGTAATCAGTACCGGCGACCGAAGTTAGAAGTTTGATTTTCATATTTTTATATTGATTCCCCCGACGGCCGAAACCGCCGGGGGCATATCAAAAACGAAACGGAAAACTCTTAGTTGAGCAGGTGTTTGATGGCAGCGGTATTGACGCATTCGCCGTCCCAACGCGCCCAGCCAACGAAGCCAACCAAGCCATTATCAGCGTAGCGTTCGTTGAGGCGGATCACCGTGACATCCTGCACCAGACGAATCACGTATTTCGAGAAGTCGCCAAACAGTACGGGCTTTTTCGTTGCCGCCACCGTGGAGTCCATAGCCTGGTTGATCCAGTAGGGCTTGCCCAAGATGGTATCCGGTTCACCTTGCCGGACAGAAGGCAGCCACAGCGGGGAAATGTCGCCTGATCCGAGCGTGATTTTTTTCAGCACGGCCAAAATGGCGTCATGCATCATAAATCCTGATGATGGCGAGATCCGGTAGGCAGGATCAACGCTATGCAGGAGATCAATCATCTCGTTGAAGGTTATGGCCGTTGCAGATGCTGTCGTTTTGCCAAGCGTTGAAGCGGTTACAACGCCGTTGGGGTCGCCGGTACCATCGCCGTTCGTGCAAGTTTCATTCATCGCACGGCCAAAGCGAGCGCCGAATACGTTGCGTACTTCGGCTTCGAGGTTGAAGGCGCTGTCTTGCATAAGCTCCCACGAAATACGCATCTGCGTGGAATACTTGTAGGCGTCGAGTTGGCGCTGTGCGAAGGTGAGGTCTTGGACTGTGATAGCGGACCCTTCCCCGATTTTGTTTGCGACCGTTGAGGTATCATCCTCGGTAGGAATGTACAGGACATTACCGGATGCCGTACGCAGAAGGCGCGCTACCTGCATGATGCCGGAGTAGTCCTTCATGGCGCGTTCGAGTTCGGGCAAAAATCCGGTGGGGATAGTGAATCCGCCGAGGCCGTTGGTGGTTGTCACCTGGTCAGCCGTGCCACGTTTTTCCGACAAAAGGCTTCGCTCTTCCGGGCTGAGGGCTTCCATGCCCCGGGTGAACCATGTTCGAAATGCGGATTCGTAGTCTGCTGTTTTTGCAGGGCCTTCCGGTTTCTGGCCGCGCTCATCCAGCTTGTTCAGATGGTCAGCGGCCGCACGGCGTTCGCTTTCCTCGATCCGCTCCAGACGCTGGATTTGGGAGGTGAGTTCGCGCTCCTCTTTTTCCGCGCGATCAAATTCGGCGTCGTACTCCGCTGCGCGGGATTCTTCGCCTTTCGTGCGTGCGTCGGCGGCTTTTTTTGCCGCTTCCTTCATTTCCGGGATCAACGCGGCGCGCTTTTGCTTCAGTTGCAATAATTCCATTGCTTACTTTATGTTTGGTTATAGATATGCGCCGCGCTCAATGGCTTCAATGATGCGCAGGCGATGTTGATAGATCATTGTGTAGTAGCTTTCCTCGTTTCGCGGTTCGCTCAAAAAAGCGCTTCTTTCTTGCTTCAGCTTACTTTCGTTGTAAGCAGAAACAGATGCTCCTGCATACGCCGGATATACCACCGGTGACACGTCGTACACCTTATCTGCTTCTTCCAGAATACGCAAGTCAATCTTCCCGCCATAGGTGAGGCGTTGGATTTCAATTTCTGGAAAAATGTTGGTCAGGTCACTTGGCAGCACTTGTTCCCACTTCGCCTTGCGAACCGTGAAGGCGAAGGATGATTGATACACATCCCCCCGTTGAATGGCCTCATACACATCTTTTCTGGATTCTGGGAGGACAGCCCGGTAACTGAGGCCAGCCTGTTCAATTACCAGTTGCAGGGTACCGGATTTTTTCCGGGCGAGAATGATATTGGGGTCGTGGTTGAACAGGCAGGCGCACTCATCCATATTTGCGCTGTCAAAAAATCCCGGCTGGATAATTTCAACAAACCAGCCCATATTGGCGTACTGGTTGAATACGGCGCCCTTTCCGCTGATCTCCATTGGTTGATCTGCAGAATCGGCTGATCGCGTTATTGCGGATGATTGGAAATATCGTCTTTCGATGCTCATTGTGCTTGCTGTTGTTGAAGTGAATCGCCACCGGCGGATTGTCCGCTGAAAAGGCTTAGTTGCATTCCTTCCTCGGTAAGCGGCGCCATATTAAGTGGCGTGATAAAAATTTCGCCAGCGCCATCAGGTATTTTATTTCGGTTCTCAAGATCACGAACTTCGTCGCGATTGAGGATACCCCATTGAATAGCGCGGGCGTAGCCGTCCATACGGGTTCGGAAGTCACCGCGCAGCATTCCTTCGACATTGAATCGGAAGAAATGTGAATCCTGCACATCAGCCGGGAGTAGTTTTCGGTTCAATTCCTCCTCCCAGTTCTTGATCCACGGCAGAAGGGTATTTTTCACAAACTCCAGCGACTGGTGTTCGATATTGCTGAAGGTTGCGCGCTCCAGATCGTTGATCATGTGTAGTGGGACTCGATAGGCTGCCGCCACGTCACGCGCCGTCAGTTTGTGGGTGTTGATGAACTCCGCATCCATCGGCGTCAAACTGATGGACTGGTATTCAACACCGTTTTGAAGTATAGGAAAATTACCGGTCTGAAGTGCGCCCTTAAAATTTTCTCGCAAATCGCCAACGGCCTCCGGCGATAACTTATTCGGGTGCCTCAACACGCCATCCACCCGGCCGCCGCGTTTTTGTATTTTTGAGATGAAGTTGCGGTTACCCAATCCGATCCCGATTGTTTCCCGAAGTACCTGAATAGGAGACCGGCCGGTAATACCGTCGGTAGAAAGTGCTGCGATGTGTAATACCTCGGCAGGCGTCAGGATTTCCCGCTGTTTTTGTCCTTCGTAAGCCCCCGGTTGTACCTCATACCACAACTTGTTTTCATACCAAAAAGGCTGGACAAATTGCGGGTTGAGGATGCGCAATTCTTTTGCGCCGCCGCGACCGTCGCGGTATATTTTTGAAAACGCATTGCCCCGGATACCAAGGTGAAACTGCAGCGTTTCCCGAAATTTGTAGGAGGTGTAAAACGGAGAAGGCGAGTTGGAAAGAAGTTTGTGTTCCGGCCGGCGATCAGCCTTCAGAACCTCGCCGGCATCGGAGCGCCGGTATAAACTGATAGGCAGTTGCGCAATGGATTCGGCAAGTACACGGTTGCAGGCGTACACAGCCGAAAGCGTAAGAGAGGATTCCTCCGTGACTGCAACGCCGGAAGAAGTGTACCCACCGGTGGACCAGTCAAGCAGCCAATTCGACGGGTTTTCGAGGGACGATGTTGCCGACCGCGCTTCCGCAGCCCTCAACATAGCGTATTTTTCGTTGATCGTCAATTTTGGCGTAAATTTTTACAAAGAAACGCCGATTTGACAGTGCATTTTTATAAAAATGATAACTAAATGCGGATTTTTTTTCGTTTTTTATGATGCCGGTGCATAGCCACCTTGAAGGTTCCGTATGTTTTATAGCGGCGCTGGCCGTGGATGCGAGTATGATCCGCCTCAGCACGCATATAAGCCAGATAGCACGACGGCCGATCCGGCGCATTAAGATGCGTGAAATACCTTGCCGCAAAATCGGCGAAGGGAGGCGCTTTTGTTTTCATACAAGCATATTTTGAAAATCATTTTGCCGATGTTGGCTAAATGATCATTACAGTATCAAAACGTCTGATTGGCCGGAGGCCATAGCGGCGTAATCGTGTTTGTAGCCAAGCCATTGCCCGACGGCCATACCGAGCGCTACCATGCCGTCAATTTTTTCCTTTGAACGTTTCTTGTCGAACTTGATATTCCCGTTGGTATCGCTGACAATAGCGACATTCCGGTTCATCCATTCAATGATAGGGTTGTTCCCGTGATTGAGTTCACGGTTCAGCAACATACGTTCGATTTCTTGCAGAGGGGCATTGTAGGTGCCGGTTGTTTGGGCAAATGGCTCAAGGAAAAGCTTGGTTTCGCTGTAATCAATCATTCCAAGTTCCTCATTCAAGTCAGCAACCATCTCCAATGATCGGTATCGGTCGTATGCGCAAGAGTGGAATGTGTAGGTTTCAAAATCGGCCAATATTTGCCTCTTAATATAGCGAGTATCAATTACATCGCCAGCGGTAAGGCGCAGGTATCCATCGCGCGCCCATTGCAGGTAAGGGACACCATCCAGGCGATTGCGCTCCCTTGCATTGTCCTCCGGGCACCAGAATCTGAAGATGCAGTAGTGCGGCTCATCCTGATTTTGCGCCGGGAAAAAAAGGCACAATGCTGTAAGGTCTCTTGAGGAAGAAAGGTCAAGCCCGCCAAAGCATACCCGACCCGATAAAATGCCCGCGTCAAATGGAGAGCTTGAGGCCTGAAAAACGCGGTCGCTGATCCATTGCGCAGAGGAATTGACCCAAATGTTAAGGTTTTTGGTTTTGAAGTTGTTTTCTTTTTGCACGCCTTCCGTGATAGCCTTGTTGTATTCCGTTCGCAGCGTTGTAATCGTTACAGAGATTGCGAGAGATGGGTTTGCTTTGCACCAGGTCTTTTCATCCTGCCAGTCATCATCTTCATCAAGATCATACATATATGCCAGCAATTGATCATTTTGCACATCGCCGTCAAGCATCATTTTTGCGCGCTTTTCAAATTCAGCGCAAGGGCATGCGGGATTATTACCGGCCGTGGTAATGATCCACATCATCGGGCTTTCCCTTTTTACCATGCCGGATTCAAGTACGTGAATCATTGAATCATCTTTGTGCGCGTGGTACTCATCAATCAGCCCGTACAAGGGCGAAAACCCGTCCTCCTTATCTGAATCCTGGCCGAGGTAGGCAACATAGCCAACACCTTGTGTTTCGAATATTCGGTACTTCGTTGTGCCGCAAGAATCTGCCACTTCTTGATAATCCCGGCGCAAGCGTTGCACCATAGTTTTTTGGCGTTCGAATCCGATTGCAGCCTGGGCCTTCTTTGTGGCGGCCCAAAAAATCTGGGGGTCTTTTGCGGTTTCAGCAAAAAAACCAAGATTTCCTACGCCTGCAAGAAATTCGGTTTTTGCATTTCCCCTCGCAACCTTAATATACACCTTCACGAATCGGCGCTGGTAATTATCCTTTCGGCGCCATCCGTAGGCAGTCCACAGAATAGCTGCCTGCCAAGGCATCAGCACAAATGGTTGGTCAGATTTGTCGCCAAGTGCAAGCCGCTGCAGTTCAAAAAACCGAATTGCACCGGTGGCATGTTTTTCGGAAAAATAGAATGGAAAAGATTTCTTCTTCTGCTGTTTTAGATCGTCAACATGCCGTTTGCAGGCGAGTTTGATGTATTTGCCCGCAATAATAGTTCCTTTAAGTACTTGTTCGATGTAGTTTTTGGCTTTGTTCATCCGCCTTTAGATTGCTTTCTTTAGCAGGTCGGCGGCTTTACTTGCAGGGCGCTCGGCTGTTGGAGCACCAATTTTACCGCGTGATGCCGGCGAAAATCCAAAATCATTGCTCAGCATATTGTAAGCCTTGAGATGGTGTTGTGCAGCGATATGATCCGGGTGTAGCCCCCAACCTTTAACATTACCATCTTTGTCCAAATATGCGAAAGAAGATCCCGTTGGATTTTCCTTGATCCTTTGGACGCAGGCAAGGTATCGTTCGTACTCCATGCACATCATTTCAAGATTCCCAAGGTCAGACGGGCTGATCTGTTTTGTCTTGTCTAGGCAGTCAATTACCCGGCGCCATTCCGCGGCCCCTAATTCGCCGAGTGTATTCGGTGGAGCCGGGAGCCCACCGATCATTGGAGCGCCTTTACTCTGCGGTTTTGTCCGGCACTTTCTGAGCGTGCCTTTGCGTTTTTTCTCCTCCTCAGAGATTGCTGGTCGGCCAACTTTGTTCATGCGTTATAATTTTACTGGGTAGGGGGCTGAATTTTTGGATATGCGCGCGTGGGGG